TGATTTCCTTTATCTCCAGCAACTCCTTGTGGTCCTTGCGGTCCAGTAGCTCCTGTAGGTCCTTGAGGTCCGGGTGATAATTCTCCTTTTTGTCCTTTATCTCCTGCTGCTCCTTTTTGTCCTAATTCTATAACACTTGGACTGCCATCATTCTTTTTTGTGAATAATTTACCATCGTATGTGTTAATTGCTAATTCCCCTAGTTCTAAATCACTATTTGCTGGTACGTCTGTACCTTTTGCACTACGCTTATGGTAAATTCTATTTGTCATTATCTAAGACCCGTAAGTCCCTCCATCTATAACTAAATATTGTGCTGTTACAGTTGAATTTGATACATTTAATTCAAAAACCATTAAATCTATATCATCGTAAGCTCCGTCATCATCTGAATCTCTCTGAAACTTGATAACTGCGTCATTCTGGTCTCCACCTATTCCTATTAATACTCTACTACTTGGCATCTTGTTCCACCTCCAAACTACAATCTGTTCTTCTTCCAATTGCTACCCATTCGCATGACCAAGGGCCATCTATAGCGTCTGCATTGGATTTAATCTTAAACATTGTTTTATTTTTCTCTTCGAGCCAAACATTATAATTTCCATGAGGTGTAAGTGCTACAGTGTAGTCACCTACCATTACTTTCCAATATTCAGGTAGAGGTATTTCTTCTATCTGTACAATTGACTTAACTGTACCTCTTTGGTATATCCCAAATTCTGGTCCTTCTAAACAACCATGAACTAACCTCATACCTTTCTTTGTTGGATGTTCTATATTAAAAGATTTGTTATCTGCTTGTAAATATCCATTTACCACAACAGCTGGATTACCTGATGAGGGTCCTCCCCATACTGTTAGATTAGTAGTACCATCTCCACCATTATTTGTCTGGTCGCCAGAATCACCAATAGTTAAGGCACCGGTCATAGCATCTCCAGCTATTTGTACAAACTTATCTCCTAATGATAATGCTTGTCCACTTAATGATAAAGCAGAAGCTGTATTTGTATCTATTGTTAACGCAGCATGAGAATCATGTGCTATATCTACATAGGTACTATCACCTGTTTGTGCTTGCCACTTTCCGTCAGACTCGTTCCATCTTAAAGACCTGTTATTTGAAGTACCTCTTTCTACTTCTATACCAGCGTTTTGTGAAGGTGTACCATCTTCGTTGTTATTTAATACTATAATATTATCATCTATTGTTACAGTTTCTGTATTAACAGATGTGGCTGTGCCACTAACTGTCAAGTTACCAGCTACTGTAATTGTTGAAGAACTGCTACCTAGTGTAACATCTCCACCAGTTGTATTTAATTTTAATTCCGCAACTGCCTCACCGGAACGTGCTTGAACTTTGTCTGCGCCTATGCCTAGATTAGCACCACTATCTGGGCCTGCTTGTATTATACCTGTACCGTCGGCAGCGGTAGGGGTAGTTCCAGCTAATGATATTTCTAACGGAACACCTGCTGTTCCTGTACCTATCATAAACTTAGTTGGTAATAAGGCTCCATTTGTGCTATGTAATGTGAGCTCACCAGAGCTTGGCCCTATTGTGCTCCCTTCATTAGCCATAATAAAGTTACCCGTAGCTTTAATATTACCTGCTACATAGAGCCTTTCATCAATATCGTCAAAACTTAAACCAGTTCCAGCACCAATACCATAATTACCTGTTTTATTAGCTCTTATTTTACTTGATGCAGTATCATTTTGTTTTGTCCATACATCAGATACAGCACCCATAGAGTTAATTTTTTCATAAACTACTTCCATTGATGGAGCTCTATCTGTAACACCATCCCAATCAGCTTCACTATAAGGTGTATTATCTATTCTTGCATCAAGTTTTTCTTTAATATATTGTTTAGAGATTAGCCTGTCGTCTAGGACCATCGGCATACCGTGCCGTGGTTTATTCCCTGCTAATTTCTCGTTTTCGAGTCCATAAGGTTTTCTATTGACCATGTTAATCTCCTAAGCGTGTTTGGGTGCCTTTTACTATTGGTGGCACCCATACCAAAATGTTTAAACCAGTTGTACTGAACAGTTAGCTTTATTCGCCGATAACGATAACACCAGCTTCAGGTCTGATAACTTTTAGACCATATCTCATGGTCATGTAGCTTCCAGTTATTCCGAATCCGGGGTTTGCTTCTTCGACTGTTAGACCACGTCTTTCGACGTATGCTACAGGCTTCACTTTCATATCAAAGACACCGTAGCGTCCTTGTGGTATCCAGTGGTTCATGTATACGTTCATACCGTAGAGTTGTCCTACAAGTCCATTGTTTGAAACGTTGTTTACATAATCCAAACCACCTTTCGAAACAGCTGTATCTTTAGTGTTAGTACTAGTTGTTGCTGTGTTGAAAGGAGCAGTAAAGTCTGCTAAGTTCAATAACGTTTTGTAGTGGGAAGGAGATATCATAATGGTATCTGCTGTTCCACCCTTTGCGTTAATTAACTCCATTGCTGATGTTAAGTCAGACAATGCTAAGTCTCCAGTAGCTCCACCTGTACCACTTGATGCGATGTAGTGAGAACCAGTGTTTGGGCCTAGAGCGGCCAATTCTGCTGCTGTGTACTCACCGTAGTCGTATATTCGTACTGCATCTCCACCTGTGGTTGGGGTTTTCCCATAAAATCCACCGTGGGAACAGCTAGCGAATGTAGTAGCTTGTGCTTCTGTTGAGTCTTTATCAAAGTTATCTGATGCTACTCCAGTACCAAATCCGGCATTATAAATACCGAAAACGGTGTATATGAAGTGCTGTGTTACGTGACGCTCGACGGCTCTTCTAGCTTCATTCAAAGCCATTTCCATTTCTGAAAATCTTGAGTCTTCAAGCATACGTCTGGTGACACCTACTGCTAATCCCCACTCTTTCACTGAGATTCTTTCGTTTCTCAAGTCAGTGTGTTGATAAGCTGGAGTGTCTCCTTCTTCTATCTGTTCTAGCGCCATGCTAGGTTTTGCGAACGTAATATCTACGTCGCCACCAGTCTCTGTTGTAAATCGCTCTGCGAACTGTTGAATTACAGGCATATTCGTGACTTTGTAGTCTTGAATAGCGTCTTTGTAATCTACTAGTACTCGGTTTGCGGTTGAACTGAGATTGGAACTCATTAATCCTTCTTTTGCTGTAACCATTTTTTCACCTTATACCTATAGTAATAGAGCCTTTACGAAACCGGTGTGGGTGTCGCCTTTACCTTCTAGTGCAACTGCAATTTTTTGGTCTGTTGCTGCAATTCCTGCGTTCTTTGCAAGTCCTGCGTTGTCGTGACTTAAAGCCTGACCAGCGTTTACAGTTCCAGTTGCTTTCAAGAATACTTGTACTCCACTTCCTGTAATAACAGATGCTGGGTCTCCACTTGTCGCGTCGACAAATAGAACACCTATGCAATCTGATGTGTCTGGTAGGTCTGCGTCTGCAACGACTACATTTGTGCCGTCGAACTTTACTAAGCATCCTGCATCGATATCAGCTCCGGCATTTCCTACCTTCATGATACGTGCGGGTGCGCCACCGTCGTTAACTAATATGTTAATTCCTGCTGCCATATTTCATCACCTATTTTTCTTCTCCTGTAAAAACTATGCGTCCGTTTTCCATCGCAAACATGCGTGGGGTTTCTTCTGCTTCTGTTTCTACGGCTTGTTCTTCATCACTGTGGGCTTTACCCTTTCCAAAAGTCCTTTCGGATTCTTCAGGAACAGGCATAGACTCCATAGCGATAGAGAAACCTTCTAGCTTAACCTCATCCCAAGACGTGAGCTCCGAAACACGTGCTTCTTTTGTTTCGTCATTAAGACTGCCCAAAAGAGCTTCCTTCTCTATGATTGTGTTGACGAAGTTGGACTTTCTTGCTTCTGCTTCTGCTTCTGCAAGTTTTTCCTTTTCTTCCTCAAATTTTGTAATCATAGCGAGGGCTTCTTCGTGCTTGGCGTTCAGCTCATCGTAGGAGGTCTTCATTTCTGCGAGTTGGTCTCTCATAGCTGCGAATTCACGCTCTACGATTGACTCTTCTCCAGAAACATCCTTATTTTCTACTGTTTCTTCAGCCATAGTTAATTCCTCGCTGTGTGTCCCGTGTGTTTCACAGGCACATGCTTCTTCTTCATGGCCACCACAGCCACAAGAAGATTTTGACTCCTCACCGAATTCACGGTGGTCATCACACTCCTTTCCATCTTCAATTGTACATGCGTCACAAACGGGCGTGCGGGTTTCATTATCTATGAAACTCACCTCAATAGGACGTATGTCT